GACGAGAGCCGAGTGTCTGCGCCTGCTGGCCGACGCTCCCGGCTGGGTCGGTCTCGACGAGTCAGCCATCAGCCAGCGTGTGACCGACTGGATGACAACGCTTTGCACGACGCTCAGCGACGACATGAGCAAGCTCTACAAATGACCAGCGCACTACAGGCATGGTGCTCGTCATGGACACCGCAGGACACTCGATCAGTCAGCGACTGGGCCAGCGATCATGTCACTATCCCAGGCTCAGCTCGGTCGCGCAAATTCGACCCGGCATCCTCGCCTTGGCTGCTCGAGCCGCTCCAATATTTCGGCGACAATCGAGTGCGCGAGCAAGTGCTGATCATGCCGACAGGCGCAGGCAAGACGACGGTATTCGATGTCTGCATTCCGCATGCGATCGCAGAAAATCCCGGCAGTATCCTGCTCGCAATGCAGACAGATCCTGATGCACGAGAGCACATGGAGGATCGACTGATGCCGATCCTGAAAGCCTGTCTGCCATTGGATCCGATGCTCTCGACGATTAATCGTCATGCCGCTAGAAAGGACGCGATCATCTTCCCGCACATGTCGCTTTATTGCGGAGGTGCGAACAAGAATAACTTCCAACGCAAGAGTGTTCGCTATGTGTTTCTTGACGAGGCATGGCTCATCAAGCACGGTCTCATCGAGGAGGCACGAGCGAGGACGCACAACAGGTGGAACAGCCGAGTCGTCATCGTCTCGCAGGGTGGGAGCGAGCACATTATCCTTGGCAACGAGCGACGCTCGACCGAGCTCCACGAGGCATGGATGCGGACCGATCGCAGAGAGTTGGCGATGGTCTGTCCTGATTGTCAGGCACTTAGCCAGTGGTCATGGAAGCATCTGCTCTACGATAATCCAGACGGAGAGATCGACGAGAGAGCAGTCAGCGAGTCGGCACGATACCGCTGTCCTGAGTGCCTGACGGAGTTCGCCGATCGACCAGACATTCGTCGGCAACTCTCGAGCACAAGCACTTACATCGTCACCAATCCCGGTGCGCTCAAGGGCCACCACGGATGGCATGCGCCAGCGATGGCCATGAGCCATGAGCGATGGGGCGACCTTGCGCTTGGCTGGGTTAGAGCGCAGTCAGCCATGCGGACAGGCGATGTCGAGCCACTCAGGATCTTCGTGACCAAACGCTTAGCCGAGTTTTGGAGAGAAGCTGACGACGCTCCCGACATCGTGCTAGGTGGCAGTGGCTACACGATCGGCGACTACATGGGCGGCGAGCTGATCGATAACGAGGCCTGCCGATTCTGTGCGATCGATCGTCAGCGCGATCACTTCTGGGTCGCGGTCCGAGCCTATCGGCACGACGGATCTTCGCGACTCTTGCACTTCGGCAAGGTGCTTACGATCGAGTCTGTTAGGGATGTGCAGACGAGATACAAGGTCATCGACGATTACACCGTGCAGGATGCAGCGCACATGCCGAGCGAGGTCTACGCTGACTGCGCTCGCTTCGGGTGGATCGCATTCTTCGGCGACTCGGTCGATGGCTACGAGCATCTGAGAAAGGGCGGTCAGCCAGTCAAAAAATTCTTCTCGCCGATCAAAAAAGCGATGAGTCCGAATGGCAAGATCGTCCGCTATTTGCGATGGAGCAACGAGAAGGTCAAAGACATCCTGTTCAACCTCTTAGCCAGACGAGGCGCGTCCTTCGATGCTCCAGATGACATCGACGATGTCGCTGCAAAGGAGGCTGAGCGATACTCGCAACAGATCCGGTCCGAGGTCAAAAGAGATGTGGTCAACGCCACGACCAAGGCCATCGCTCAGCGATACGTCAAGACTCGCAGGCACAACCACGCAGTCGATTGCGAGGCCATGACGCTGGTCCTGGCACTGATCAAGGGTCTCGTCGGTCAGTCGATCGAGACTGCCGAGTGAGTGTCAACCTGCGTTGACAGCACGCCAAAGACATGCCAGCCAACATCGACGAACTCATTCCCAGCCTAGTGCGCTGGGGCTCTCACAACGGACTGGCCGCGCTCGAGCAACTAGCGATGGGTCAGTGGGATAAGCTCATCACCGCCAACGGTCGGCAGATGATTTCGTCCAGCGTCAATGGTCAGTCATTCACCTACAGCTTCGCTCCTGGTCTCGATGTCAGCACGATCATCGCGGCTGCCGATCAAGCCTATCGCATGATGTACTCGCTCGAGGAGACCGACACGCTGGCAGCCTATCTGACCAGTCGTCGCATCAGGCGCACGACCGCAACCTTCAACACCGGATCTTCATTCTAATGGGCTCACCAATCATCGACATCTACGGCAACCCGATCACGACTCGGCTCATGAATGGAGCGGAGTCCAACAGCAGCGCACGACCTGCGATGAGGACTCGAGTGGAGTCGATCAAAGAGGCTGTGCCGATGACCGACTGGAAGGTCATCCTCAGCGTCAGTCGCAGGCTGTTCGCCAACAACGGAATCATCCAAGGTGCTCTCAGCCAGAAGGCTATGCACGCAGTCGGCTGCGCGTGGAATCCTGTCTTCCTCGGTGCGGACCGTGAGTGGGGCAAGGAGGCAACGCGCTGGCTCGAAGAGGAGTGGTTCCCAACCTGCAATGTGCGAGGCGAGGTCTATGACTTTCGGACAATGATTTATCTCAGCTCGATCAACATTGATCGAGACGGCGACGAGGCTGAGATCCTGACCGAAACTCAGGACGGATATCCACAAATCCAGACCATCGCCGCGGACCGCATCGGCAACCGTGGGAGCTACGACAGCAAGGTTCAGAGCGGTCCGTACAAAGGACTGAGCATCGCGATGGGATGCATCACCAACGAGGTCGGTAGGACGGTAGCTTACCGAGTGTTGGCAGAGAATCCCGAGGACGATCGCGATGTCTCTGCTCGTGACATCGTCTTTAATTTCGATCCGCTTTACGCCGATCAGTTACGCGGATTCCCGATCTTTTCTCACGCGCTCAACGACTGGCGAGACGCTGATCAGAGTCAGTACTGGGAGCAACTCGCACAGCTCATCGCGAGCTCGATCGGCATCATCGAGCAGAACGAGACTGGCTCTGCGGACACCAGCGATCCGAGCTTCACTCTCGGTGGCGTAAGTGATCAGATCCGAGAGACTTCGACGGAGACCATGATGGGCGGGATGGTGCGGTATTTCAAGGCTGGGACAGGCTCAAAGCTGGAGTCGTTCCAGTCCAATCGTCCAGGCGATGTGTGGGATTCTTTTCAAGATCGGATCGCCAGAAAAGCACTCGGTCCAGTCTGGCCATACAGCCTGTGCTGGAAGCCAGACGGCATGAACGGCACGCAGGAGCGGAGCACGATTGAGAATGCGCGCAACCTGATCGAGGATCGGCAGGAGTTGCTCAAGCCAAGGGCAAAGCGCAAGGTCGGCTACGCGATCAGCAAGGCGATCAAGCTCGGTCTCATCCCTCCATATACCGGACCTGACAAGGGCGGATTCCTGAAATGGGGCTTCACCATGCCAGCGAAATTCTCCATCGATCACGGTCGCGAAGATCAGCAGTGGAGAGAGAATTACAAGATCGGCGCAGAGAATTTATCGAGCTATCTCGAGCGGTCTGGCGGCATGACATTTGAGCAACACCAGACGCAACGCACCGACGAGTTGACCGACATCATCGCTCGCGCTCAGGAGCTTAGCGATCGGACTGCTGTCCCATTCGACACTTGTCTCTCGCTCTTCACGCAACGCACCTCCGTCGGCAATGTCCCTGGTGGCCGCTTCGGCTCAGAGCTGCCGATGACCGACGAGCCTGCTGTCTAATGGCGACTCCACCCAAATACATCAGCGACGCAGCCACTCTCGGGCTCGAGTATTACCGCGCTGGCAAAGGTGGCGCAGGTCTCGCAGACCAGACGCTGGCCGAGGCTCGCGCTATGGCCAAGGGACTGATCACCGACGACAAGATTCTTCGCGCAAATGCTTGGCAGCTAAGGCACGCCAGCGATCTGGACGCTCCGCAGAATCACATCGCCGACGATCCAGACTACCCGGGTGCCGGTGCTGTGGCGCACATGCTCTGGGGCATTAATCCACTCGATCCGCAACCAGCTCGAGACTGGTTTCTGGAGCAGACAATCCGAATCAACAAGACCAAAAATATGAGCACAAAACCATATAAGCTATCAATCCATCAACTCGGCAAAATCTATCCAGACCAAGCACTTATCATGGGCGTGTCAGTGATCACCGAGGGCGACGCGCTAGGTCATGGAGTGATGATCGACGCTGTCAGCCTGGTCTCGATCCGCGAGCACGCGATGCTCAAGCCGAGCGGAGTCAAGGTCATGCTCGACCACGATGACGGCATCGAGAACACCATCGGAGTGATGCGCAATTTCGAGATCGAAGGCATCCAGCTTCGCGCTGATTTGCAACTGCTTAAGGCGCACAGCGAGACTCCGCTGATCATTGAGATGGCGCAGACCATGCCTGAGATTTTCGGCATGAGCATCAGTTTCTCCGGCACGCTCGAGGAGATTGGTGGAGTCTACTATGTGCGATGCGAAGAGCTTTACTCGGTCGATATCGTGGACATGCCAGCTGCTAACCCGAGCGGTCTTTTCTCGGCCATAGTTGACAGCACTCAAAATGTTATGGAGCTACAAGCAATCACCATCGAACTCTCCGCTGAAAAAGAAATGCGTCTCGCAGCAGTCGAGCTCGCGAAGAGAAATTACAGCGACCTGCAAACTCAACTGGCCAATGTCGTGACGCTCTCGAGCGAGCGCGATGAGCTGGTCACTCAGCTTTCTGCGCTCAGCGAAACCAACGCCAATCTGACGCTGGAACTCGCTGCGGCTCAAGTCAATGTCGCACAGAAAATCAACGCTGAAGCAGCTCGCTTGCTGGCCTCCAGCGGTCATGCGCCAGTCGCGCTGGGATCGCCAGTCGGTCAAGGTGCAGGCTCACTCTCCCGCGCTGAGTTCTCCGCGCTCAGTCCTCACCGCAAGTCTGAGTTCTCCAAAGCTGGTGGTAAAATCACCGACTAATCACCAACCAAAATCAATCTCCAAAACACTAAAATCATATGGCCGGATCTACACTAACGAACCTAATCCCAGACGCTTACGCCGCACTCGATGTGGTATCCCGCGAGCTCACTGGACTCATCGCATCAGTCACTCGTGACTCCACCGCTGACCGTGTGGCTGCTGGCCAGACGCTCCGCTCAATCGTTGCACCAGTCAACTCTGCTGGTGGTGACATCACGCCAGCGATGACGATCCCTGCCGACGCTGCACAGACCATCGGCAACAAGTCGTTGACCATCAGCAACAACCGCTACTTCCCTTTCTCGTGGACAAATCAACAGCAGTACGCTGCGGACATGGGGCCAGGCTACCTGAACATCCGTCAGAGCCAGATCGCACAAGCGATCCGCGCTGCGGTCAACGAGATCGAGGCGAGCATTGCAACCGCCGCGAAAAACGGCGCATCTCGTGCATTCGGTGCGACCGCTGGCACGGCTCCTGTGCTCGGTGATTTCTCCTCGATCAAAAAAATCCTCGACGACAACGGTGCTCCTCAGTCTGACCGAAGCGTGATCTTCGACACTGCTGCTGGCGTGTCTCTCCGATCCACATCGAGCCTCTACAAAGTCAACGAAGCAGGCGATCAAGCCTTACTCCGTCAAGGACTTCTAGGCTCGCTCTACGGCTTCGACCTCCGCGAGTCTGGATCGATCCAGACCACGACCAAGGGAGCCATGACTGGTGCGCTGGTCAACAGCGCAGTGCAGGCCATCGGCGACACCACGATCACCTTCGACGGTGGCACGGTCAACACCACTGGCATCGTTGCTGGCGACATCATAACCATCGCGAACGATACCAATAAGTATGTCGTCGCAACTGGCTCGACATCAGCGTCTGGCACGATCGTAATCAACGCTCCTGGCCTTCGGACTGCGGTCGCTGACAACTCCGCGATCACGGTCTTCGGCACCAGCACGCGCAACATCGCGCTGTCCCGTAACGCGATCGTCCTCGCCACTCGCTTACCCGAGCTCCCCGATGGCGGCGATCTCGCTCTCGACCGCGAGGTCATCACTGATCCTCGGACCGGACTGAGCATGGAGCTCGCAATGTATCCAGGCTTCCGCATGGCGACATACCATCTCTCCGTTTGCTGGGGTGTCACGGTGTTCAAGCCTGAGCATGTCGGTGTGATCGTCGGCTAATTTGTTCATAGCAAAACTGGGTTAATAGAGCGGCCCATCCATGCAAATGGGTGGGCCGTTTTTCTTTGCAGTCAAACCACTTACAGCCTTATGTCCACAGAGTTTCAGCGTCTCTCACAAGCATCTTTGCTCGAGCATATCGAGACCGTCGGCGCGGTTAAATTCACCATCAGAAACATCGTCTGCACAGGCACTCGCAACGAGCTGAGCGAGACTGAGCGGCTCGAGGTCGGAGCCGTCTGTACGGACGCTGTGGCGACTCTGCTGATGCCGTTGATGGCGTTCCTTCCGCCGCTCAGAGTCGGCGAGAAGGTCGTCATGTTCGCCGGGCCAGGAGTCAAGGGGCAGACGCTCCGCATCGGCGCGATCATGCAGGATCAACTGGTCATCAGCCTGACCATGCAGGACATCCAGAAATGAGCATCACCGCGACAGTCACCGAGGACGCGACGCAAACGATTCAGCGTCTGGCACTTGATCTCAATCTGGACATTGCTGTGGTCCTCAAGCGACTCGGCAGACTGGAGGCTGTGAGCTTTGCTAGATCGACTCAGCCATACACGAGCGGTGACGATTTCGCCAGCTCGCTCAAGGCTGGGCAAGGCGCAGTTGATCGAGACATCAGGCGGCTGTTTAAAACTGGTGGTGCTGTTTACGCAGAGATCAAAGCGTCTGGCGACAAGCCACTTGCTGATGGATTCTACAGCCAGTATCAGCTCGGAAAGATCAAGGGCAAGAAGGGCGCGGAGGCCTTGATGCAGAAGAGCAACACCAAATTTAAAACGCTCCGCATCGAGCGCAAAGTCAATGTCAGCCTGCACAAAGAGTCTCGAGATGGACGAGGTCGAGTCGCTCGCAATCGACTCCCAAAACAGGTGCTCGTCGCCGACAAATCTCTGGAGGCTTACATCACAAAAAAGCAGAAGATGGTCGGTCTGGCAAAGTCTGGATGGGCCTCGGCTGCTCGCGAGATGGGCGGTGCTCGAGGCATCCCGAGCTGGGCCAAGCGATGGACGAATACCGGCTCCGCGACCGACAAGACTGGCACTGGCAACATGCAGTCCGTGATCATCGAAAGTAAGATCAAATACGCATCGCAATCACTGCCAGCAGGCGAAGAGGAGAACGCTCTCCGCATCGCAGCAGACAGGCTCCGTAAGTCACTCGAGGAGGCGAAAGAGAAACGCATCGCGAAAGCAAACAGCAAAACCTAATCCACCTATGGCCAACGACTTAAAACGAAAACTAGAGATCGGACTCGTCACCTACATTCGGAGCCTGGTCAGCAATCGATCGCCGCTAAAATCATACACGATCGTCGAGGGCAGTCAGGCCGACGACAAGCAATTGCCAATGATCATCGTCGAGTGCATGGGCTCGACCGAGGTCTTTCCGACTGGACCGAAAATGCTCAAACTCGAGATCACGGTGGCGACGCAGATCGACGACAACGCGAGCAACGACCTGCCTAACAACGCTCAGCGTCGGCGAGTGCGGACCTCGCACGACAACGCTCTGACGCAGGTCAGCGACGCTATGGATGGCGCAGGCGCAGTGGCATCGATCCAAGCGCAGACCAACGCTGGAGCGGTCAAGCGATCGGTCACAGGCTTTCATTTCTACGACATGACGATGACTGACGAACGGCATCAGTTCATCGACCGCACCTTCGTCGATGCGCTCAGTTTCAATGTCGTTTGTCAGGCATCAGACGCTGCCTAGTTGACAGCACACCAAAGACAATATGGCTGCTAAAAATCAAGGTCTCGTTTTCCTCTATGGCGTTGGAACTACCTCGCCAGCAAACTCTCAAATCATCTCCCTAAGTCTTTCAAAATCAGACAGCAATGTCACGATGGTCGAGGACGGCACTGGCAATGTCGTTGCGATCAGGACTGACGCGCAGGTCGATGAGCTAAGCATTGAGCTCCGAGTCATCACAGCCTTCACCGAGCTAAACATCGGCGACAAATTTACGCTCGCTGGCACGACGCTCCCAGTCACAGCCGGCGACTACATGATCAAGACTGTCGCGGCTGCATTCTCCAACAAGGACTTCGTCCAGTACAACATCACCGCAGCCAAGTACGAAGGCCTCGCTCTCACCTAGTCTGGCAATGTGGATACTCACTTCGCCACATCGCACTACATTGGAGAGCATCGCTGTTATGGCCTGAGGCTCAAGCCTTACTGCCTTCTCCACTCTCTCCAGCTCGAGACTCTCGGCAGTCCTCTCGTCACGCTGGCATCGATGCCGACAGCATCGGACCTGCTGATCGGCGCACAGATCTGCGCGTCGCACGAGATCATCATCGACTTCGCCAAGTATCGATGGGCTCGGCTCCGGCACAATGTGCAGACGGAGCACTTGAAGTTTCTCGACTACTACGACAATTGCAACAACGGACCGAGACTCTACCAGCGCAACTCTAGTGGCTACAGCAACAGAGGCTTACGCGCTCCGTGGCAACAGATCATCGTCACCGCGCTGATCATGCAGACCACGATCACACTTGACCAGGCATGGACGATGCCAGTCGGGCAAGCTCTGTGGTATTACCACAGCATCAGCGAGCAATTGAGTCCGCATGGCTCGGTCATCCAGACCGATGACGACCTACTCGATGAGGCGGCGCAACTGGAGTACGAGGCCAGCGATCTTTGCCGAGATCGGATCGCTGCAGTCATGGAGCGAGAGCAACGGATGAAGGCCGGCACATGGCCTGTGGACGAGCGCGGATGCCCACTGCCACTTGATCTGGACAACCTGAGACCAAAACTATGAGTGAGGTAAAAGTAGAGATCAAAGCGGACAGCAGTGCGCTCGCCACCGGGTTGGCAAAGGCACAGAAAAACATCCAAAACTTTGGCAAGGATGTGACCAGCAATATCACAGACAAGCTCGCTGGTGCGTTTGCTGGTGGTGCTGTGCTCGCAGGCATTGGCATGCTGGCATCAGGCGTAATGTCGGCAGGCAAAGCCATCTTAGATTTCGTTGGAGACCTGCAGGATTCAGCCGACGCAATCGGCATTACCACAAACTCTTTACAGGGTTTAAACGCAGCCTTTGTCGCAGGTGGATCCGACAGCGAGACGACGAAGAAGGGACTTGTTACGCTGACAAGATCCTTGCAGGACATTGCTACAGAAGCGGATGGGCCAGCACGCAAAGCACTTGACGCTCTAGGCATTAGCTTTGAAAGCATTGCAGGTCTGTCAGCAGACTCAGCTATGCTGGTGATCGCTGACGCAATGCATCAAGCGGCAGACCACGGATTAGCGTTGGATGCGGCGATGGTTTTGATTGGCAAGTCAGCGGTAAAAATGTCGCCTGCTTTATTCGGTGGAGCTGATGCAATTGAGAAGCTTGCCAATGCGGCTCCAAAAGTTTCTGCAGATAGCATTAAATCATTGAGCGATGCTGGTGATGCCTTGGATGCTTTTACTCTCAAACTACAAGTCTACGGATCTTCTGTGGCATCTTTTCTTCTTAGGAATGATGTGCAAAGAAAAAAAGAGTCCGCCTTTTGGCAAGATATCGGCAACGACATTCTAAACGCTGGCGACAGCGCGCTTGCATATTTTAACCTAAAGGAAAAAGGCAAGCAGCGTGATCGAGGCGCGGAAGAATTTGAAGCCGAGTCACTAATGACTGAGGAAGAACTTGCCAACGAAAAGACAGTTATTGCAAAAGTCGCAATCGATCCCAAGATCAAGGCCGCCGAAGAGGCTCAGGCAAAGATGGATGACGAGAATCAGAAGAAGTCCGATGCCTATGCTGAAAAGCAACAGGCCAACGCCAACAAGATCGCCGATGTCGAGATGAGCAACGCTCAGGAGATCGAGAAACAGCGACGCGACCAGCTCGACACCGAGGGCCAGATCAATGCTCTGCTCGAGGATCGAAAGAATCTACAGAGCGAGATTGCATCAAGCTCCGGCATGCAAAAGGCTAATGCTCAAAAGGAGCTGATCGCAGTCGAGAAGGATCTGGCGACGGCAAAGGCAAAAGGCATCGATGAGCGCATCGCCGAGGGCGAGGCGATGGAGAAGGACATTCAGGCGAAGGAGAAGCAGGCAGAAGAGGCAGCCAAGAAGAAGGAAGATGTGCGCGATGCACAAATCGGGCAGGCTGGTAAGGAGGCAGATCTTAGGGCAGCAACCCAGGCACGCCAAGACAGCATCATCGAGCAGATGGCAGACGAGGAGATGAAGACTCCGATGCAACGCGCTAATGAAGATCGAGTTGCGCGAGAAAAGGAGCGCATCCAAAACTCTATCAGGCGCAGAATCGATGCTGGCAAACTGTCTGGCAAGAGCAGTAAGGCAATGGAGAAGCTACAGATGGAGTTCGATGCGAGTGAGAAAACCCTGCCGAAAGAGGTCGAGAAACTGACCAATGAACTCAAGCAGGTGGTCAATAAAATCAACAAGGCATGAGCTACAAAAACCAAGGCAACAACCTGAAAGGCTATCCTGTACTGCAGGCTGGCTCATCGTTCGAGATCTCCGCATACGGCTTCGACACAGGCTCTCGGACATTCATCGTGGATCAGTCCAAGATCCCATCGGTCCTGCCAACTCGTGGCACGGCAGACACATCCATCTCCTACATCAGCCAGTCAGGAGTCACCACGCGAGGTGGTTACGCTCAGATGTATGTGGACAATGTCAGCTCGATCACCGAGGACAAAAACGGACTGGCTCGGTACACCGTCAGCTATCTAGGTCTGGTCAATAGCCCTAAGCCTGTGCACCTTACGCAAGGCACCAACATCAGCCAGAGCTCTGACCTGTTTACGATCAACGGTTTCGAGGTAGCGATTCAACCAGTCGAAAGCCTGCCGACGGCGACCCGATGCTATGTCACGACGACCGCACCAGACTTCGCCGGCTACGGAAGCAAGATCGTCCCGCCTGAGCTCCAACAGACTCTTGCTCAGGTCGAGGGCCTGCCGTTTATCTCGGCAAAGCAGGTCGTATTCCGAGGATGGGTGCTGACGAATCGCGATGTCCGCCAGATCGGACCGCTGTGGGAAGTCACTGATACGCACAACATTATCGTCATCCGCAATCAGCAATAATCATGGCGATCCAGACTGATAAGATTCCCGAGGTCATCGATCGAAATGGCATCTATGTGGTCAAGGGCCACACGATGGAGACGCTATGCAAGTTGGCTCGGCGCAAGTGGGATTTCAACCCCGCTGACTTTTTCACCCAGGAAGACGACAAGCGATTCGCGATCCGCATCCGCACAGATCGCCCAGCTCCATCATTCCCCTACACGATGAGATCAACGCTCAAGGGCTCGGACGATCCGTACAATCCTGTGGCTCCCCTGGCACTGAGTTTGCCCAACCTCGACACATGGCAGAGAGACCGCCAGCCGAAGGACATTAACGGAGTCGTGACCGACGGCGTGCTGATCACGAGCTGGATCCGAATCTACATAAGTGGCTCAGGCTCTGGCACATTTACACAGACAGTCTTCGGCAGACAGGAGATCAAAGACCTGTACGGCATGACCTACTACATCGGTCCAGAGGTCATCATCGAGAGCGATACGACCAGCGGATCTGGCTCCGCTGGAGGTGGCATCTGACGATGATCGGCACAGCATTATTCTCGTGGAAGCATCACGCGCAGACGCTCGGTCTGTCCCATGCATGGCTGTGGACCGGAGCGGTCAGCTATGCTCATCGCGCTGGCATGCGATGCGTCCTGGTGGCTGATGATCAAGGCGCAGACTATCTCGCTGGCCAACTCGGTCTGCCATTCGCCGAGGTCCTGACACTCCCGACATTACCGGACGAGCTGACTCATGTCCGCGATCTGACTAAGCTCAGCGCGCTCAAGCTACTGGCTGACCGCGGAGAGGCCGCGATCCACATCGACTACGATGCATTCATCCGCAAGCCATTGCCAGACAGCATCCTGACGGCTCCGTTTGCTGGCGAGTATTACTATCCAGCCAAGGCATTCATCGGCTACGTCAACGAGACGCTGCGACATAAGCGACTGGACATCATCACTCAAGGCATCGGTGGAGGCATCATGGGAGGGACAGCACTCGAGCGCATCATCGAGGTCTGCGAGGACTCGATCCGCATCGGCTGCCATCCTGAGAATCGCGAGGCACTCATCGGTGCCAACGGTTACCAAGCCAGTGTCCTGCTTGGTGAGGCATCCTTTGCCAACGCATTCCCTGATGCTGTCGAGTTGCTCAAGCACGGCAACACTGATGCAGAGGAGTATCGCAGACTCGGCTATGTGCATCTCGCTAGTCTCAAGGACGATAGAGGAGCCATGGCGCAGGCGGCTGAGTTGGTCCGTCTCGACTTTCCAACAGAATACATGACGACATTCCTGAGATGGGATGCATAAGTTGACAGCACCAAACCTACCAAGATGGCATCCCTAAAACTCTTCATCAACGAGTCAGCGAGCTCGGCCCAGAACGGACTCGTGACAGGCTTCTTCAGCTTGCAAGGTGCTCCGCCTGTAACCTTTCAGCAAGGCGACAACGGTCGTGCTGTCGAGTTGCATTTTCTCAGCGAGAACCCAGACCAGACAGACCCGACAAGGCCATTCGTTTACAACACTCCACCAGCAGCCGCGACGCTGGCTGTCGGCACCATCGGTGGCTCGGTAGACTCTGGGACATTCACGATCACCGACACCAACGAATCAGAGACAACGGCAGCGATAAGCTACTCAGCATCAGCCGCCACGCTACAGGCTGCGATGCGTGCAGGACTGCCAACCAGCTTTGCAACATGTATTGTCACTGGAAACGCTGGTGGCCCATGGACAGTAGATGCTGTGCTGGTCAATAATAACACAGATCTAACCGCATCGACCGATGCGATTAGTCCAGTTGGCTCGACGATGGTAATCGTTCAGACTCAGACTAACACGACTGCATTGTCTGACATTTACTATCTGGCTCTTGAGCCTGCGCCAGCGATATTGACCACGAGCTGGACAGCTAGCACTAGCACGGCAGCCGCTGTCACGACGACCACAGCAGGCACGGTCGGAGTCAATGAGGTCCAACGCCTTACGCTCCAGAACGATATCTACGACGGCTTTTTCCTGCTGTCGCTGGCTCTGCCACACGGACCGATCGCGATCCAGAGCAACACCAACACCAGTCCGACAGTCGTCACCGCTGCGTCGCATGGACTTGCGACCGGTGACAGCATTGTCATCGCAACAAACAACGGCTCCAATGCGAGCATCGTCGGCACCAACACCGTGACGGTGATCACGGCCAATACCTTCTCGATCCCAGTCAATTGCACGGTAGCAGGAGGCACGACCACGACCTTTACTGTCACTGCTTTGACGCGCACGATCGGACCGTGCGCGTGGAACATTTCGGAGGCTGATCTGGAGGCTGCTCTGGAGTTGCACTCGAGCGATCGCGCAGTCAGCGGATCCTTTGCTGTGGCTCGATCGGTCGGTGCATCGATCTTCTACGACATCACTTTCCGTGGCGATCTTGGAGCGACCAACATCGCGCAGATGACGGTCGCGGACTCGCTCCTCTACCCGACATACTTGAACGGCACGGTCAACGCTAGGACCAGTGGCGTGCTGGCTCTGATCGGCTCCAGCACATCGGCAGTCGTCACCAATATGGAGGTGCAGAAGACTGTCAGCACCATCGACACGACGGTCGCTCTCCGGCTCGATGCATCGATCCAACCTGAGCTTATCTCGTCCACTCCTGGCACACCGTCAGCAGGTGTAAGCTATTACACGACAATGACCGCTGTCGGCTCCGGTCCTGCGCTCGGCATCACCACGCTGGCTGGCTCTGGTGCTACTGCGCTGGCTGGTCAGGTGACGCTCGGTCAGACTCGCGGCAGGCTGATGTTCGTCAATGATGCGACGCACGGCTTTGGCCTGTGGGAAAACGCGACAGGCACGACCGCTGAGAGTATCAGCACAGGCACACTCCGTGCGGGCGACTACGCAACCACAACCAACGAGAGCCTCTGGCTCCGCAGACTCTAATCCTATGCCATCACGAGCACTACTCACCGAGGTCCAGACGATCCCCAATGCGGACATCGTGCAGGCACTTGCCAACGTCAAGATCGTTGCCACGAGTGGCATCACTTACACTTTTCCGAGTGGCACCAGCACGCTGGCGGGACTCGCAACCATCCAGACATTCAGCGCGGCTCAGACATTCTCGAGCACCCTAAACATTGTTGCGACGACCTCGACTGCTGGTCAAATTCTGCAGGCATCGACGCGACTGCTTCACACCTACGGAACATCAAATGTCTTTTTGGGTGCAGGTGCTGGAAATTTTACCACGACTGGAGTGGGGAAAAATATAGGCATCGGCAGAATCGTCCTACAATCGTTGCAAGGTGGAGTCGGAAATATTGCCATTGGCGACGCTTGTGGATTCTCTATTACGGGAGGCTCGAGCAATATGCTTTTTGGTGAGTTCTCGGGAAATTTAATTACGAGTGGGAGTCAAAACGTAGCATGCGGAGTCTCCTCGCTCAGAGGAGTAACTACAACTTCTGAGAACACCGCAATCGGATTTCAGGCACTCTATTCAACCACTGGCAGTAAGAATACTGGAATTGGTGTTAACAGCTCATGGACTTGCACTTCTGGGAGCAAAAACACTTTTATCGGCGAGTACTCGGGAGCATCAACGGACGCAATCGGAGGTCTGACAGGCGTAGGAATTACGACTGGGAGCAACAATACGATGCTGGGACAAAATACCGCATCGACATCAAATGCAGGCAGTTACCGCACAGCAATCGGGAGCGATTCACGATGCCAAAACGACAACGCAATCAAGCTCGGGCGAGACACGCTCGATGTTGTCATCATTCCGTCAATGACTACGACTGTGCGAGACGCTGTCTCAGCTCCAGCAGGCGGTTCGGTGATCTTTAACAGCACAACAAAAAAGCTAAACTTCTACACTGGAACTGCGTGGGAAGCAGTCACATCCGCTTAATTTATGTCCACCACTATCACAATCGATGTCGCGTTTCTGACCACGGAACAGCGAGACTCCGCCACCCTGCTTTTCGCTCGCTCAGGCGGCTGGCAAGCGACTGTGGACGGCGAGCCAAACCCAGTCAGCGCAGAGGATTACGGCGTGACGATGATCGCCAATTATCTGCGGTCAGGAGTCGCCAGCCAGTCAGCATACGACGCGCAAATCGTAGCCGCTCAGGAGGTCGCTGAGTTGCTTGAGGGAGTGACCGTGACGACTCCGGCTGACTTCCCAACGCCACCGATTGTCACTCCAGTCTGATGCTCCGCAACGAAATATTCGGCGACCTGTGGCGCGGTGCTGTCGGAGTTGCTGGCAGTGGTCTGGCAGTCATCTCGTCGGTGCACGAGGACATTGACAGCATGGTAAAAACGGCAGGCATGATCCTCGGCTGTCTCGCATCGCTGGCCATGTTCATCTCGTTGTGCCAGAGGATCTGGCACAACTGGCAGACGCGAAAGTGGGAAGGCGTGATATTCAAGCAGACCGATGACGACCTTAAAAAATAGTCTGATCCTGCTTTCTCTGATCGCGCTGTCAGCCTGCGAGACTCCCTGTCCAAAGCCTGCGCCAGCAGTGGTCTCGGTCGCCAAGGCCAAGGTCAGCACAGCGGCTGCGAGTGAGGCTGTGCACTCTGCAATCGAGGACAGCAAAGGCACGGTCGTCCACATTGAAAAGATCCGCAACGCTCAGGAGCGAGTGGATGCGAAGTCGATCCTAATCCTTAAGTGGTTGGAGTTCCAGAGATGAGATGGCTGGCAATCATCCTGCTGTCAGCGTCTTCGGTCTGCGCTCAGATCACCGACGAAGAGCTGAGCAAGATCAGTAAAGAGGAGATCATCCTGACGATCAGGCACTTGCGAGCACTCACCGCGGATGCCATCGCCACAGCTGATCGAGCAATCGCCAGCGAGGCGCGAGTCCAGGCGAGTCTGACCGATGCGACCGCCGCGCTGATGGACAGCCAGAATCAACTGCTCAAGGTCGATCAGGATATTCGCAATCTGCAGGCTCATGCTGAGGAGCAGACGAGGATCGCAGTCGGCGCGAAGGATGATGCAGTCAAGGCTCAGAGGCTGGCAGACCATCGAGGCAACCTGCTCGGGTGGCTTGGTGCCGGGCTCCTGTGCATCGTCTGTCTCCGGCTGACATCGATCTTGCCACCGCCCTACGGATTTCTTCTGCCAGTCGCCGCGATCCCTGCAGGCTACTGGCTCGCAAGGCTTTTGCTATGACGCTCCGCACAGCCATTCGCCAAACGCTCGGCCTGATCCTTGTCATACTGGCGGTGCTATTGAGTCGCACGCTCTGGATCACGATCGGCGGTCTCTATGTCGTCTGGATCGTCCACTGGTCCGATGTTGCGACACTCTACACGCTGGAC